TTACACATATCTCTCATCGCCAACTTCTGAGATGTTATTCAGCATGGCATCAAAGGCCTGAGCGTCCTTTTCCCAGATGTCACCGTCTGTACTAATGGCGATAAACCGCGCCAGCCCATCATTCTTGCCAACAGTCAGGCGAGCTTTAGTGACGAACGTCGCTCTGCCGACCTCGCAGCTGATCGTTATATAGGCGATTCCTACTGTATTGCCATATTCTTTGTGATCTATGACTTGAGTAGAAGAGGGGTCTGTGGTGCACTCAATGGTGGTGCTATTTTTCAGGGATTGCTCAAGCGTTTTTCTGATGTGCTGTTCTGTCATCAGCGACCTTCGCAACCTGTTGTATATCTGGGCTGAGGCGTTGGCTGGGGCGACAGGCTCACGGCTTTGTGACAAATACACTAATGATTCTGACTTATTGTCTCTGAGCTTTTTATCACCAAAGCCCGCATAGACGTAATCATCTGTTTCATAACTCAAATTATTGATTCGCTTCCACTGCTTGGGCCGCTGCCAAGAGGTTTGTCCAGTTTTTTCTTGGACAAGATCTTTGACAGAGACAAATCCGTCCATGTACACCAAATAACTAAAGGACAGAAAAGCACTAATGATAGGGTAGAACCAGAATTTTTTGACATAGCTAACTTTACGCATAACGGTTATGTTTATCATAACATAGTATTTGCACTAGGTTTTGGTGATTGCGCTAACTACAAGAAGATCACCCCGGGCTAGGGTGATCTTAGTAATGTAAAATTCAGGGTCTACATGACAGGCAATCGTAAAAGAACAATTGCCTGTCATGTAGATATTACTCTCCCATGATGAGTTCTTGCGAACTCCTTATCATATTGAAGAGTGTCTTCTGAGCCTCGTTTGCGAGCCAGCGAACCCACTCTAGATCTTTGCCAGACACAGATTCTCCTTCCAGGGTGTTACTCATATATCTTAGCAATGAGACTGCGAATATCGCTGTGCTAATAGCCGTCTCCGCCGTGAGCTCTGTGAGCTCGGCGTCTCTCGTGATCTCTGTGATCTCTGTGAGCTCATCTATGCAGTTTTCGAATTGACAAGCGGCGATACCAAAGAGGAGTACATCGCTAAATGATTCGAACTCACATCCGGCGGCGCTATTCAAGAATTCCTCCCAGAACTCTTGAGTGCTCTCTACATCGGTTGCAATTTTCTTGGTGTACTGCTCAAGGCACATGAGAAACTCCTCACCTTCGATCCTCATCCCTGCGGGCTGCAGTTAAGCACTGTTCTCTTAACAATACAAGATGAGATTTCATCTCTCTTACAGTGGTTTAAAAGAAATAAAACCTCATCTTGTATTCGATTGCCTGTCAAAGTTCACTTTCGGACAAGGATTTACTCAACTTGTCAACAAAAGCTGATATATATAAATCACGAAATAATCTTACATGATATAAACAGCGGCTACCTCTGTTAGTCAAATCTATCAACCATGAATCGACTTCGCGTCGATTCTTTTTTATTTGACGTAAAAATGAGGCTAGAAATCCTGTACGTTCAGCGTTTGTAGCTTCATCGAAACGTCAGAGCGGGTTTTTAGGGATTTGAGTAACAGCTGGTCAAAGATTAGAGACGGCGGACTACAAACCGCTTAAAACACGACAGGGACGAGATATCTAACAGTACGAGAGTGACTGCGAGCACTCTTGTACGCAAACGAAAGGAGCTGAAAAATGGCAGCGAAAAACAAACAGATCAAAAAAATCATTAGCTGGGTAGTTGGACTACCAGCCGCAATAATCGCAATGAGCGAGCCAACAGACTTGCGCCTCTGGTGGGTGCAGTTCGCGGCAATCGCGGTGCTGGCGGTCGTATTGTTCGCTAACGGCGTGTTCGACGAAACTATCCAAGAATTAAAATCGCGAAAGGAGATTTGGCGATGAAGATACACGTAAACGTGATGCCGTCACCAGTTCAGCTGGTGCCGGTACATAAGCGCGAGCCTCTCGATAGGGTGATTGACAGGCTGCGCGAGTTGGATGACCATGACTTCGACAAGTCGGTCAAAGCAGCAAAGTGGCTGCGGATTTTCGACAAAGGTATGAAGTGGATTGAGGGCAAGTTTTATGGACGAAAATAGTTTGTTTGAAAAATTGGAAAACCTAATCGATCCGACGTTTCTTGACCGAGCTTTGGCGGGGGAGGCGTAAGTGGCAGACGCTTACTATAGCCGACCAGAGTGGTCATATTCGTCAATGAAGTTGATTCTCGATCACGGCATCGATTACGCGGTCGCAGCTAAACGTGGAGATTTGCCAGACCTAGACAGCAAAGCTATCGATTTAGGACAGCTGGTTCACATGCTGGTACTCGGCGGCGAGGATCAATTCGCCATCAGCCCGTTTGAGAACTTCTATTCAAAAGAATCCAAGGCGTGGCGTGACGAGCAGAAAGCCGCTGGCAAACACATTATCACTCTAGGCATGTTCAAGGCTGCTGATCAGATCTTGAAGAATATCGAGAACCACCCGCTAGCGAAGCAATATATTTTTGCCAAAGGCGCCACTTTTGAGCACGAAATGTACGCTCGCACCGCCGATGGCGTAGACATGAAAGGTAAGGCTGATGTACTGATTCGCACTAATGAATCGGCCATGATAACCGATCTGAAAACTACCGCAAAGTTCGACAAGTTTTTCAAAACTGCGCAGTCAATGCACTACGATTTGCAGTCAGCAGTTTACACGCTGGTGACGGCATCAAGCTTAGAGCTAGACCCGGCGCTAGTCAAGTTTGCCTACTGTGTGGTTGAGTCCGTCGCACCATACCGCGTGCAATTCATGATTGCCGGCATCGACTTTGTTGAAGCCGGCGAACGCAAGCTGCGTACGTGTGTTGACGAAATCATAAAGTTTGGCGACAGCGAGCCGAATTTCCTCATCGAGGAGGTGAGGGAGCTGGGCGACTGGAGCCTGTAAAAGAAAGGAGAATATGAAAGTCTTTAATAGTTTAGATCCGACCGAAAAACCATCAATTCTGATGGTTGTGTACGGCGAGGGCGGTGTTGGTAAAACAACGTTTGCGGCCACCGCACCACGACCGATTATCGCTGACTGCGAAAACGGTAGTAAATATTTCGGACTTCGCGGCATTGCAGCCGACGTAGCGCTGATCGAAAAATGGGACGATATGCAGGAATTTATGCAGATCGCACTCACTGAAGACTACGACACGGTGATCATCGATCCAATCGGTGAGTTGATGGAGAAGTTGATCGCCTACATGCGGAATAGAGCCGACAGCAAACTTGTCCAGCGTGACGGCAACCCGACCATGGCTGGCTGGGGCTGGCTGAAATCGACCATGCGAAACTTTCTGAAAACCATGCGCGACAGCGGCAAGCATATTGTCATCGTGGCGCACGTTCAGGAGAAAGACGACGACGGCCGCGTCATTAAACGTCCAATGGTCGCCACAAGATTATCTGAGGAACTGGTCAATCTGGTGGATATCGTCGGCTACATGACGACGATCAATGATACCGAAACTGGCGACACTAAGCGCCTGATTATCGTTGATCCGGCCAGCGACAAATACGTCGCCAAAGACCGCACTGGCCGGCTAGGCCGCTACATCGAGCCAGACTTCACGAAAATCGTCGATGGTGTAAGAGGCGACGCTGAGTATGCGTGGATTGCACCAGCGCCGACATTGGCAAGCCGAGAGCAGATTGAAGCGGCTGCCAAACCAACCATTCCAAGCTCACGCGTCGAAATGACAGACGCTCGTCTTGGTAAATCTGAAGCAGACAGGAAATAAAGGAGGAACATGTCACAACTACAAGAATACGTCGATTCACAGGTCGCAACAATATCACCGTTTAAGGTGAAATCTCAAGAATTACTTGAGCAGGCCAAAGCCAAAGAGGTCACTGACGATACAACCGCCAAAGAAGCAGTCGCAATCCGCAAGCTGATCACCTCACATCGCACTGAAGTTAAAAATGCACGATTGGCAATCACTCGCAACTTTGACAGCGTCAAGTCGCAATTCATCGACGCCGAAAAAGATGTTCTGGCACCAGCCGAAGAAGCACTAGAGAATATCAGCCAGAAAATCCTCGCTTACCAAGAAGAGCAGGAGCGGCTAGCAAAAGAGGAAGCGGCACGCGTTGACGCTATCTGTGCCAAGTTCGCTACCAACGCCAAATCACTACGCAGCCAGAAAGCCTGCGACGAGCGAGGCGCTGAGTTGAAACAGATATTCGCTGAGTTACCTGAAGCCGACCAAAACCACGCTGAAATCAAGCTGGCATTCACCAAAGCCATCAACGAGTTGTTGACACGTAAAGACGAATTGACGACCGCTGAGCGCGACGAGGCTGAAGCTGCGAAACTAGCAGCACAACGCAAACGTGAACAAGAGATTGCTGAAGCCGAGGCAGCCAAAGCCGCTAAATCGCAGAAGCCGGCCGTCAAATCTGGTATTAAAACCAAGACGGTATTCACGGTTACCAATCCTGAATTAGTGCCGCGCTATCTCTGCGAGCCGAGCGACAAACTAATCCGCGAAGCTATCGCCAACGGACTGCGTGAAATTCCAGGTATTGAAATTCGCGAAGAAAAGAGTTTCTAAATATGGCGGCAATTAACGCAGTAACTCTAATCGGTCGTGTTGTCCGAGACATTGAGGTCAAAACGACGAATAGCGGCAAATCTTTCGCCTCATTCGCACTAGCGGTTGATGGCTACGGCAAAGATGCCGACGCCAGTTTCATCGATTGTGTTGCCTGGAATAAGGCAGCTGAACTACTGGCAGAATATGCACCGAAAGGCAAGCAGATTGGTATAACTGGACGCTTGCAAACCAGAATCTGGGAAAAAGATGACATTAAGCGTAAAGCCACTGAGGTCATCATCGACCAGTTCCAGTTCTTGAGTGACGCCAAGGGTAGCGGCAATAACGCCGCACCAGCGACTGAGCGATATGCCGAGGAGGATGCCAAGAAAGCGACTTCCTCAAATAATAATCAATCAGCAAAAACAGTTGCTGACGATATTGACCTTAGTGAGCCAATCGATTTGAGCGAAATACCATTTTAATAAATGAAAGGAGAGTCATGACGGGAACGAAGAGTGGCGGCAGGAAAGCTGCCGCAACAATTCTCGCAAAAAATCCAAACTTCTACCGTGAAATTGGCAGAAAGGGTGGATCGAGGTCAAGAGGCGATAAAACAGGCTTTGCGCTCAATCGGGAGGCAGCTCGGATTTGCGGCCGAATCAGCAAGCGTAGACCTAAGCAGGATGACGAGCTGGCTGAATTTGAAAAAACCGCACCGTACGGCAGATGTAGTATGTGCAATTTAGCACTCATTCAATCTGACGCAGAGCGAAAAGACTATCCAGACATGCACGAAAATTGCATGTATGAGAGATTTGGAGATTAACAAATGGTAAGATCTACAATTCCACATATGGTCTGGATTGGCAAGCAGGCGTATAGATTGGTCAATGCCGACATTGACGGTAGACGATTCAATCTTCGATACGAGAGTATACCTGAACTAGGCAAAGTCGAGTTTGATTTTAGTATTGGATTTGAAACATTTTATTCACCCAGCGACAAAGATATTGAGGAAGAGTTTACCAAACGTCTTGAGTTGCTTGGCGGCACGATCGAGAGGCCAAATGACTAAAAAAGCACTTCGTAAAAAGCAGCGCCGCAAGCGCAAGAAACTGGAGGCTACGTAATGTCTCTAATGAATTGCACATTCACGGTTCGCTGGAGCGACGAGAAAAACAAACCGCACGCGAAAACCTACGCTACCGAATCTGATGCCAAGCGAGCCAAGAAATGGTTGCTGGAGCACGGCGTTCGGAGCGTAGACATCGCGGTCAAGATAAATAATAAGCCAGCTGGCAGCCTGAAAGACGACAAGCCGTCTGAGACTGACGCCGAGCAGAAAGGATTTTGGTGGGAGAAGTGAGCAGTATCGTTTCGCTAACCAAGCAGCAGATCGCTGTATATAAAATGGCGCAGAAGCCAACGCCGCAGAATAAGGTTTTGGAAAATGTCAGGCTGGAGGTCGTCGAGCAGGAGAAGAGTATATACAAAGCCACGCTCATTGCTACAGACGGCTATAAGCTGATCCGCCGCGAAGTTGACGCCGAGCCTGGTGCGAAAGCCTGCTCAATGAATATCCCGCAGAGCGTTCTCGTTGCCGCTGATAAAGTCATGAAGACTGACTTTGACCGAGCGTATGTTCACGACGGCAAAATTATTGTTCGCACAAATCCGTACGGTGAAATGGTGCCAATCGATGAGAGTTTTCCGATCAAGGCTGAGATTCCATTCCAAGAGCAAACCGAGCTGCGTTTTCCAGAAACGCGCCCGTTCGTCGAGCAAAAAAGTTCAGAGGCGTTTCCTGTAAAGTCTGTTGTGGTCAATCCTAAACTGCTTATCGAGGCACTGCGACAATTCAAGCAGAGCGACGGCATGATGGGCGGCGTAGTCATTCATGTTGGCAAATATGACGAGCCAATCTTGATAAAATCCTCGCCAGATTATGCCTGGGACGGCAACGAGATCGTGGCTGGTGTTGCACCGATAAAATCTGACGACGCATAAAATGGGGGATAAATATGATACCTAAAATCGAATGGTGCAATTGGGTCTTTGACCATACAGACAACATGGACACCGACAGGTGGATGGTAAAACGCGATTGTTGCGATGACGAAATATTGCTTGTCCGTGGCGACAGCAGGAACTGGAAAGCATATCAAGCATCGCTAAAGCCGTATCGTGTTGGAAGTTTCCCAGACGCTGCCTCAATGTGTCCTAATTGTGGCAAGTTTGTGAACGGCGTCAATCCATATGACGATGGCGAGACGTGGATGATGTAATGAGATTAAACTAAACCACCATTTACTTTAATTTGAAAATTGAAAGTCAAGTAAAATGTCAATTCCGTGGACATAGATAAAGGAGATGTCAATGAAACAAATCGTAGTTATAGACGAAGATAAGGGAATTAAAAATGAATTGCCAGAAGAGTATGAAAACCTCGAAGTCAATTTCGCTCGATATTACAAATATGAATTTAATTATGAATACAATGGAATACTTGTCATTGCTAGCGGTTGGTATGAAGACGTTTATAATGCCGAGTTATTGGCCAAAGAAACGGTTGGAACTATTTTCAGAGAAGCCCCTTGGCAATCATTCGTGATAATAGACAGGCGTTTTGATAGTAAAAATTCTGAGTTACCTGAGGAAAAGTACCATGCTACAAACTGATCGAAAACAGGTTATAGACTACATCAAAGATAATATTGATTCATGTTTGGCTTTTGCTAATTTTGAGTTTGATTCCATTGCGAGAAACGGAATTGACGGGACCATACTACTGGTGCCGCGCATTGAGGTGACTATGAACATAGATTACGAGAGCCTTATTGACTACGCAAATAAAAAGAGGTTAGAGGAGCTGGACGATGACTGACATAAAACGGCGAGGCGACCCTCGCACACTGTCATGCAACGACGGACATGACCTGTGCTATTGCGCCGGTCGTCCAGAGTGTCACAACTGCGGCCAGCCGCTATGGGATGACTATGTTAAGGAGCCGCTAGACCACAGCGACTACAACTACAACCACGCAGCATGCTGCGACCTAGTTTTAGGCCATTTTACCTACGACGATTGGGAAATAGGCGACGATGACAAGTTGCGGATGCACGATTATGTTTTGGTTGTCTATCCAGATGCGGAGACTGGCAATAAAACTAATATCGTCTGCCAGATCATAGAGATGTGCGGCGTGGGACTACCGGCGCTTAGAGCATTAGAGACTGGCGATAGGACAAGCATCATGGGGGCATATATTACAAACTGTCGCCTGGTGCGAATTAAGAAGCCGGAGGAAAAACAATCATGACCATAATAATCGCAATAATTTTCGCAATCGTAATACTAACAGCCCTAATCGTGCCAGCAATCGAGGACGAGATCGAATATCGAGAGTGGCGAGATAAATCGAAAAATAGGAGGAAATAATGGACAAAATCGAACTTAAAGAGTCGGCATTTCGGCAGTCTTTTGACGGACTTACTATCGGTGACAAAGTGTATTTCGCCTATCGAGATGAAAGAAAAAGTAATCCCGACAGATATGGACTTGGCGTTGTTGTTGCTGGCGGAGTAACCGAGGAGCAACATACTACGCGCCTACTCGATGGACTCTTCGTAATATTCAAAACCCGAAAAGTTACCAAGGTGCTGGTTGAAATGAAAGATGGCGAGAACACCGAACGCTTTTTGAGAAAGCCGAGTGAGTGTTTCAAGGTGGTTGACGGAGAAAGTAGCAATGCCTAACCTCGCAAACATAGATAATCCAACCGAGGATCAGGAGCAAGAAGCATTTGTGCAGTGGCTGCGACTAAAAGGCTATCCACACTTTCGCGTGCCGAATGAAACCTACACCCGAAGTTGGAGCCAGAAAGCGAAAAATAAGAAACTCGGCGTGAGTTCTGGCGTGCCTGACTTGGCCGTAGTCGTGCCGGATGTCTGGTATGGATACGGCGACAATGTGCCTCGAGAGGATCTATCATCATATACCAATACATACGCAAATCGTTTGGTATTCATCGAAATGAAACGCAAGAAAGGAGGCGTAACGTCAGCAAATCAAAAACAGTGGATTAAAACGCTCAATGAGGCTGGCGTTCAGACCGTTGTTTGCAAAGGTTGTAATGCGGCGATTGAGTTTATCGAATCAATAACTAAATAGGGGACTAAAATGTCCAAAGTCAAAATTGAAATTAAATCATGGTTCAGCGGAGATGTATTGTTTGAGTACGAATCAGACAACGCCACGATGAAAAAAGCAGTTGAAGCAGCTGTTGGGACGTCAAGCATTCATCCTGCCGTTTGACAAGCTGATCGTCATTCCGCCGAAATCACAAGAGCAATCGAACGATTGAGAGGTTTATGACTGAAGTGGAACGCTTGACTGCTTGATAAAACAGTCAAAGCATTTTATAGCTAGGCGCTGGTGAGATTGAGTGGTTGGGAGGCCGCGATTGCCAGCGCCTAATCTGTATATTTCAGAGGTAGAGGAGGGATAACAAACATGGTTAAGTGGCTAAAAATTGACAAACAAGACAAGACGAGGCGACGCCGTCAAGAGATCGGACAGGTCGCCATTTATTATATTTCGAAACAAGCAATTATTATTGGCGACGAGCGAAAATACAAGCCGTTGTCGCACTACATTCTCTTGCAGTCTTGGCAAGACCGAAACAAGAAACCATACCAAAATATGCTGCGCAAATTGAGGAACACGAAAGATTTGACTTTCATGCAAGCACAGCTCATCGCAAATAGTTACGGCGTACACATCTCAGCTGTTTCCGAGCAGTCAATACCAAAGGAACTACGCGTCAATCTCTAGAATTATAATCATGAAAGACGACTTCAAATCATGTCCTAGGTGCGGCCGAAAGTATAAGCGGCAAGACAACTACGATATCCATGTGGCTGGCTGTAAGCGTACGTCACCGTCAACTCATGGCGGGGCTAGGAAAGGCAGCGGCGGAGTTAAGGGCAAAAAGACCCAAAAGGTTCTTAACCGTATGAAAGAGAAGCAGCGGATTTTAGATCGAATCACCAGAAACGCTGACAAGCTGTATGAAGCACAGTTCCGACTGGCGACAGGCGTGCAGCTGCTGTTCGTTATAAAGACCGACCGCAAGGGCAATCGGTTACCAGCAGAGCAGGTTACCGACCCTGAGACTATTGCGGCATTTCTCGACGGCGAACTTGATGGCGTGGATGATGAGTATTATTTCATCGCCACGCAGAAGCCTGATAATAAGGCGATCAAGGATATGCTAGACCGAGCGTTTGGCAAGCCAGTTGATCACGTCGACCTGGACGTCAGCGTTCGCGAGAAACAGCCGCCAAAGATTGTCTCGACCATCAAGCCGCGTAAAACGAAAGGCGAGTAGTTCATGTCGCTAGAATTGAAGCCAAAGCAGCAGAGCGTTGTCGATATTATTAACGATTGCCCCGAAGTCGATACTATTTATTTGATTGGTGCGGTAGGTACTGGCAAGACAGACATTGCGGCGAGCGTCGGCATCGATATTTGCGACACGTTCGAGAAGACGTATTGGACAGTGTTTCGCAAGAATATCAGCACGGCAAAGCGATCAGTAATTCCGTCATACCTGACTATGCTCGACCGCAAGAACTTCAAAGAGGGCGAGGACTACACGTACAACGGCCAAGATTATGAGATTAAGTTCCCAAACGGCTCAAAGATTGGCTTTGTGGAAGCGGACGAGACGAAAGACAGGAACGGTCAGAAGATTAAAGGTATCAACGCCAGTGCTAGTCATATTGACGAGGCTGACGAATTGTCGCTGACGATGTTTACCACAGCTAGATCCCGTAAAGGCCGCCGTAACACCAACGGGCAGCCGAGCATCGCTATTATCACTCTCAACCCGAACGATGTTGAACATATCAAAGAGGTGTATATGCGTTGGAAATACGGCGGAAATGGCAAGTATGAGCCGCTGCCGCCGAATATTCGTGTGGTTGAGTTTGACCTGTCTGACTCATGGCAGATGCAATCAGATATTGATGCTATGATGACCAACCCGACGTGGTGGGTTGAACGGTACCTGAAAAACAACTGGGAATACCAAGACGAGAGCAAGACGATATTCCGCTCGAGCATATTTGCCAAGGCGATCGTCAAGAGCTATGAACTAGGTCGCAAGACGACTGGATACGACGTGGCACGTGATGGCGTTGACCGTAGCGTGGCGGCAGATTGGGAGAACCTGACACTGATTGATGGCAGCATCACGAAAGATTCAAGCGAGCAGATGGAAACAGGCAAGCAGGCAGAGTGGCTGATTGATCACTCAGATAACTTTGCGATTGGCTACGAGAATATTGCTATTGACGGTGTGGGCGTTGGTGTTGGTGTTATTGATGGCGGCAAAGATCGCGGCGCTGAGTTTGCAGTGTTTAAGTCTGGCTTTGCACCTGATCCATTTCTGACATTCGGTGACGAGCCAAAGAGCCGAGAGGATGCTGAGCGTTCGCAGGAGCTGATGGCGTTTAATAATTTACGTTCACAGGTGGCGTACATGCTGGCGATGGGGCTAGATAGCGGCAAGGTGAAAATCCTCGAGAGCTTTCCTTTTCTCAATGAGTTTATCAAGGAGGCACAGATGCACCACCACGAATATAAAGATAAGGTGTTTGTGCTGGAGTCCAAGGAGTCAATCAAGAAGCGGCTCGGCAAATCTCCTGACATATTTGACTCTGTACTAATGGGCTTTTGGCTGCAGCTGAGGCATGAAGTGGTGATGGAGTGGGCTGGGATTATGTAATCCGTATATTTACAGTTAGAGGACTATATGAAATTGAAAGACTTTTTGCGCAAATTAAAGTTTCAAAAGCCAGACAGGGATACTGTCATTGAGGCATGGATAGGACTGCTGATGTTTTTCGGCGTGCCATTCTGTATTTGGCTATATTACGGCGGCAAGGTCGCCACAGTGGTGTTTGTCGGCGTACAGCTGATATTTTGGTCGGTTTATTTATATAGGAGCAACAAGTAGATGGGAATTATTAAGACAGCCATGGGATTAAGGGGCGAGCGACGTGTGAGCGGCGTTGACCCTGCCTTTCAAAGATTATCGATGTTTGATCATTACCGAGCCAGCAGTTATGCGACAGCTTATCCTAATATCCGCACAATCGCTAATAAATACATGACAGTGCGGCCGTTTGCCATTAATGGCAATGGAGAGCAGATTGATCATTGTGTTATTGATGCGCTATATCACCCGAATAAATCAGACAGTTCCGTGGCGTTTGCTGAAAAGATAGCCGTGTCGACATTGTCCTTGCGGAAGACGTACATTTTGGTTTGGAGCAACTATGGCGGAGTAGCAAAACCTGGCGGTGATTTCATGAGGCAGGGCGGCAGGAATATTGCTGGCTTTACGTTTCTGGAGTTTCCGCGAGTTGCACGAGTTGGTGGCAAGACAACATATACGGTTGGCACACAGACGTTTACTGAAGACGAGGTGCTGGTATTGCCTGGTGGAGTTGACCCAAACGACCTGTACGCTGGATATTCGCCGTCTGAAGCATCACGCCGCTGGGCGACGCTCGACGACTATATTGCTGACTTTCAGGCTGGCTTTTTCGAGAACGGGGCAGTGCCAGCTGGGCAGTTTATCATTACTGCACCAACACGGCAGGCGTTTCAAGAGAGCGTGGCAATGTTGCAAGACGCTCATCGCGGAGCAGGGAGCAACAACAACGTCACATACACACACCGCCCAGTCAATATAAAGACTGGCGTCCCGTCGGGCAGTGCGACTATTGAGTGGGTGCCATTTTCACAACCGAATAAAGATATTGATTTTGAGAACTTATTTAAGCAGGTGGATAGGCGGATCGATACGTCATTTGGTGTTTCAGCTATCATGAAGGGAGTTGACGACACTGCAACGTACGCCAACGCACAGGTGTCAAAGCAAGTGTTCGCTGAGAATGTCGTTGACCCACTGCTGTTACGTAACTACACACAGTTGACGCACGAATTGAACCGAATCACTGGCGGCATGGGCATAGCCATTACTTACGAATTCGCTATTCCGCAAGTTGTTGACGAGGTCAAAGTGCAGGCTGAGGCTGATGATATTCGTATCAATTCCATCTTGAAGCTGGAGGCGGCTGGATACAGCACCGAGAGTATCATTGATGCGTTGAAATTGCCGAACAACTTTAAGCTGTTGCGTAAGGGCGACTACAAACCGCCAGAAATTGAGAACGATAAGCCAGATGTTGACGAGGGCGATGAAGTGGCAGACGCGCCTGATCGCCGCAAGGTTGGCAATATGGGGGCTCGAGGAGAAGCGAACGGCACCAGCCCAAAAGCATCAGCCGACAAGCAGCCACAGACGCTCGATGACTTTGAACAGCTGATTTATGATGCAACGACGGAGTTCATGCAGAAACAAGTCGACCGAGCTATCGCTGAATCACGTCAGGTGGCTGAAAATAGTACCGAGGAAGACGACGAGCAGAACGAGTTTGCCGAGGCACTGCTGCTGATCATCGTGGCTTTGATGATAGTTCAAGGTGCGATTTATTTTGAGGACGGCAAGCAACTATTGATAGACAACGGCGTATCTACTACTGGGTTAACTGGCTTTGTAGTAGCGGCATCGACACAGGAAGCATACCGAGCATATCTACTAAATGTGGCTCGCTCATACGCTGACGATACGGCCGCCTCAATTCGCCGAGTGCTTGACCATGCGGCATCGCACGGCTGGGCACAATCTGAGCTAGAGGAGAAGCTGCGTGGCATTATGAAGACTGATGAGTGGCGAGTGCAGAGAATGGCTCGCACCGAGATATCACGAGCTGATGCACTGTCGAGTGTTGAGGCGATGAAGCAAGTGCAAAACCAAACGGGAACGCTGATCGAGAAAGCAATGGAGAGCGAAACCGGCAAGCCGTGTGAGTTTTGTGCAACGCTAATCGATAAGTGGGTGGCAGTCGATGAGCCAATCCTAAATCTGAACGAGGCAATCATTGGCAGGGACGGCGGCATATTTATCAATAATTTCGCACAGAACGACGGCTACGATGTCCACCCGAATGGACATTGCCACCCAAAGTACCGCGTTGTCAAGGCGTATCTCAATGCTGAGCGGCGAATTATCGATGACGAGATGGCTGATCTGGATTTGCGATGCGAGGAGTGCGGCCGCTACCTAAACATTAAGGGTGTGACGCAGATGATCGCACAAGTGCGTTGTAGTAATGCGAAGTGCAAGCACGTCAATAACATCAAGATCGTCAACGCTACCTCGACAGACGACCAGGTGCGTTATGAGTTCGATAAATCGTAATCTGTAGTCTTAGAAATAAGACGAGAGCAAAACGCTCAAATTGGACGGGCAAGCAGGAGTCGAAGCATTAACTTTAACAAGGAAAAAAGCATGAAGTTCTGGAAGTGGAGCAATTCCGTTTCATCGAATAATCAAGAGCTTATACTTGACGGGCCTATCGCGAGCGATACCTGGTGGGGCGACGAAGTCACACCTGACCTATTTCGCGAAGAACTCAAGCAGCATGCGGGCGATTTGACAGTTGTCATTAACAGTCCCGGCGGCGATGTGTTTGCAGGCTTGGCAATCTATAACGCGCTTGTGAATCATAACGGAAATGTCACTGTCAGAGTTGATGGTTTAGCGGCGTCGATTGCATCAGTAATTGCGATGGCGGGCGACAAGATTATCATGTCGCCAGGCTCAATGATCATGATTCACCGTCCGTCTGTTTGCGCGATGGGCACGGTTGATGACATGGAGAAAGCCAAAGATGTGCTGACGAAAATCGAGGAGGGTATCACGCCTATCTACGCCAAACGGACAGGGCTTGACGAGAACAAAATCGCTGAGTTGCTGGAAGCGGAAACGTGGATGCTTGCCGATAAGGCTGTCGAGCTTGGTTTTGCCGATGAAGTGTCTGAAGCACCGGAGAAGCAGAAACAAGACGAGGGCGTGCAAAATGCGATGGGTATGAACTTTGCGTTTAGCATGTCGGCTGTAAAGCAGGCAGATGCCAAGCCAATGCAGAGCCTGGTTGAACAAATCAAGGCGAAAGCTGAGGCTGAAGCGGCTAAGGCGGTAGAGCCAGCCGAGGAAACTACGACTGAACCTGAAACGAAGACTGACGAAACAGCGGTACCGGAAGCCGCGCCAGAGGCTGAGCCTACTGACGAAGCTGAGCAATCAGTACCGGATGAACCAACTGATAACAATCCTGAGGAGGATACGGAAATGGATCCGAAAGACATTGCAAAGATGCAAGTTAAAGAACCAGCTGATCCAGCAGCTGTTAGCACGACTGTTGCTACAAACTACCTGGATACGCCACAAGCATTGAACGATTTTGCTAAAGTGCTTGTCAAGAACGCAGGCGCAGAGACGAGTGATATTCGTTCAGCATGGGAAAACCACCTGAAAACAACCATGGGCGTAACGAACCCTGAAAAGGTTTTGCCAACACCTGTCGTCGAGGCAATTGAGAGTGCGTTCAAAGCGGGCGGACAACTCTGGAACCTGTTTGACAAGACTGGGCTCGACGCCTACAACACCGCCTGGGACACTAACACCGATGGTGCGTATGGGCACAAAGCTGGCGAAACCAAGAAAGAGGCCAATATCGTTCTTGATAACCGCGTCATCAATGGGCAGTATGTCTACTCGCGTATTGATCTTGACAAGGAAACTCTACGCAAAAACCGGAGTACTGGTTCAATCCTGAAGTATATCTTGACCGAACTGCCAAAGCGTATCGTCGCAAGCATGGAGCGTGCTGCTATTATCGGCGATGGGCGCGAAGCTACTGCTGATGACAAGATTAAAGAGTTTATCTCTGTCAAAGACGACGCCAAAGCTGGTAACGTATTCGCTAAAACCTACACACCGAAAGCCAAAGAGAGCCGCCGCACTTCTATTTTGAACGCACGCGACCTAATCGAGGCTGAGGGCGACGTATATATCATCGCAAAGCGTGGTTATGTCACTGCCCTGAAAGACGAGCGCGGCAGCGATGGCCATATGTTGTACACGCCGGGCGTCAACATCCTAGAGGACTTGGAACTTGCCGGCAAGTTTACGCCACAGTGGTTCAACGACACCAATGACGCCGATAACGACGCGTACTTGGTTGTACTCAACAAATACAAAGTTGTTGGCGACATGTCGATTGAATCATTCAGCAACTTTAAGCTGGAGAATAACAAGCAGCAGTACTTGCAAGAAATCTTTGCAGGTGGCGGCTTGAGCGGCATCGCAGCAGCAGTGGCTATTAAACATGTAGCCTAACAGAGAGGGGCGTAAGAGATGGCAGCACTGGTAACTAAAGAAGATATCGAGGGCGTACTTTTACGCCCCCTTTCTGATACCGAAAATACTTACTTTGAGCGGCTATTGCAGCAGGTGACAGAGACATTGGAGGCGTTGCTGGATGTCAAAATGCAGGGCGAGGCAAATACGTCGCGTCGGTATGAGGCAACCTACGGTTCACGTTTTCTAATTGTCGATCCGTTCACTAGCTTACTACCAGAGGTAACCACTGAGAGCGGCAAACCACTGGTAGTCAAGTGTGTAAGTCAGTTTGACGAACTGAACGCCAGCTGGTTCAACATCATTGAGATGGCTGAGCCGCTGGAGACAGAGCGGTATGTTGTCAAGGCGGCCTGGGGATACGGCGAGTCGTTGCCATACGGCTTGAAAATCCTCATCGCAAGGCTATTTGACACGCTGTCAATAGCTAATCAAGGTAGTTTTTACAACAACGTAAAATCTGAGACGGTGTTGAGCCATTCAGTGACGTACGACAACACCAAGCAAGTTATTGATCAGTTCGCCGAGGCGAATGTCGACCTGCTGGCGAAGTTCGTACGGCCAGCCAGCTCATGTGTAGTATCTGGTGATACGTTCGGCGCGCCACTGAGCCAGCGTGGAGTTCATCGCTATGATATTCCGCGATAGCATCACCTTGGTTGCACCCGTAGACGGTGTATACCGCCAGACGGGAGGCGAGCGGCACAGCGTGAAGTGTGTCATCGAGCAGACAAGTGGTTTGACGCGCGGGGGCAGCTATGACGCTATGACGGGAGATGCCAGAGCATACCTGGACGGCCGAGACAGCTGGCTGTCGTCAACTGGCTACTCGATCGAGGGATATTTCGCCGAAGTGACGTTGTTTGGTGTCAAGCGGGTGTATCGCGTCGCCAACGTAGCAGTCGGCAGGGCAGTTATCACCAGCGGCAAAGTGCAGCACGTTGAGATTGAGCTGGAAAGGCTCGATAGAGAAGTGTAATCATGTCGGTGATTGATAACACGGTGGCTGTCAAACGATTTTTTCAGAATCAGGCAGCTACAGGGTTGAACGCAATGGCGAATCACACTCTGACAGTGGCCAACCTCACTGCACCGTTCAGGCGCAGGGGGTCGCTCAAGTCCCGCAATGTCGAGGTACGGCGAATTGGCAGAGACGCTATCAGATTGACGTGGAAGCCAGTTTACTCGCAGTACCAGAACCGCGGCAGGCGTGCGAATGGCACTCATGTGGTACGTAAGTATACCACGACCGGCACTGGCAAGGGTTTCGTTGACGAGGGTGTGAGAAGCACCATGAAAGATTACAAGAGGTTTTTTAGATGAATGTAACATTGGAAATCGCAAAAGTTGTGGCTACTGCCATTGGCGGGGAGCTTGGCAAAAATGTGTTTGTCGGGCGATTGCCAGCAAGCAAGAGCCAAGACGGCATGGCGGCGATTGCGGCTAGCGGCGGTGAATACGACGGTGGTAACTTGGGCAACACCAAGTTAACCACCGAGCTAACGATCACCGTAGTGAAAGCTGATGCGTCCGAGCTGTACGAGCTCGACAGCAAGCTGAGAACGGCATTGATGCAGTTGCCATACACTAACGCGAGATTCATTCGTGTGAGCGTATTTCCGATGCAAGACAGTGCCTACGAAGCCTCTGAACTACGGATGGGGGTATGGAGCGCCCAATCTGTAACATTAGTTTTGAAAGATTAAGTTTTTTAAGGAGAAAAAGCAATGGCAATTGAATATTCTGGTCTGACACACGATTTATATTTTGGTACAAAAGACGGCAAGAATTTTAAGAAAATTCTGGGAGTACACGATCTCGAACCAGACAATGACGATGACAAGGTGACGCGCGATTTTATAGACGGCACAAGCTTAAAAGTGGTCAAGAAGTTTACTTCAAGTATGAAGTTTAAAGTTACCGATATTGGTCAGGAGAACTTGAAGAATATCGTACCAGGTCATGTTTATGACAGTGGTGAGAGAATCGACAACGTAGACGGTGTTACTGTCGGCACGAATGGTGCAGTTCAAGTTGGATTAAAAAAGGGCTCTTCGACACAAGTGCCTGGTACCTTGAAACTGGTACCTAAATTAGCATCACAGGCTAAGCATACTATTTATATCTTAGATGCAGACGCAACACTCACTAACTGGTCACTGGAAGATGGCTTGACTGAGTACGAAGTTACTGTCAACGGTCAGTTTGTCGAGGGCGACCTGACATTTGCGTAACAGGGGCGACACGGTGCTAAAAACACCGTGTCAATAGGTAATTTAACAAAAAGTAATGTAGTTTTTACAACTATGGAATGGAGGATGAGATGGCGTTTAAGTTTAATAAAACTCAAAGCCAGACTAATGTGCCGCGTGTTGTCATGGCACTTGAAATGAGCGACAACGGCAACGTGAGCACCTTGAAATATGTCGTTCCGCGTCTAAGCCGTACAAAAGTGGTTGCAGCTCAATATGATGCTAGGCGTAGCGTCAAGGGTGTGGGCGGTGCACAGCTACAGGCAATAGTTTCCAATTCGCTAGGTGGCGAGCTGCTTTCTAGTCTAGAACCAATTGATGGTGCGCCAGAAGTAGATAAACTCGTCGAGTTAATCGGAGACGACAACCTGGAGGCATTCATGACTGAGCTGTTTAGGCTCGCTACCGAAGATTACGCAACACTTCGTGCTGAGGGAGTCGAGGTATTGCAGTAATGGAAGACCACGAGCAGCAGTACGATCCAGAAAAGCTAGCCTTGCTGATTGAAAAACAGACCAAGGATATTTTGAAGAATCAGAAAATCACCGCTGCTGCTCTAGTTTACTACTATCAAATACCGTTTGCTGAGGCGGTAGAGATGCCATACGGAGACTCTGAATTATTAATCAAAGCAGCTCGTGTATTCAAGGCACAAGAGGCGTTACAGCAAATGGCAATAATAACCGCTGCGATTGGCGGTAAGAAAGCTAATAAGTTGATTAGTTTGTTGGAGAAGCAGGCAAAATGGTAGGGTTATTTGGCAGATTCAAGGTATTTTTCCAGACGAGACTCAAACTCGTCAATATTTTCAATGTCAGAGACGACAAGCGAACCACCAATGATTTTTTCGCCAATCGTCGTAATCCCGATGGTGTTGCCATTTCGCACAAAGCCCTCTATCGTTCGATAGTTAATTGTACGGGTGAGTTTGCCATTTCTGAACTTGATGGCGGTATCTGTCAGCTCAAAAGAAACGTTGCGATATTTTCTATAGGCGAGCCAAGCGGTTACACCAAATGTAATCATGTGCAGCCAAAACCAAAAAACCAGCTTCTTTATGAGCCACTTTTTAGACAGATGATATTGTTTGTTCATTTAAGAATTCCTTTCGTCTTATACCACAATCATAGCATAGACAGGGTAATAACGTCATGAACCAAGGCGAGATTATTATCACATATCGTGTTGACTCGAGTGGTGCAATCACTGCTATGAGCAATGTCCAAAAAAAGATGCACGAGAGCGAGAGAAATCTCAACTCGACCCAATCAAAATATGGCAAGTTTTTTGACGGGCTAAATCAGGGCTTTGGTGGTGTTGCTAACACGATAAAAAAATTTGGTATCGTCGCTGCCGGTGTTATCGGTGGCGGTACATTTGGTGCAAAACAGTTTATCGACCTCGCCAGTGGCTTGCAAACAACACAAGCGCAGATGGCGTCGCTCACTGGGTCAACCGAGGCGGCCAACAAGGTTTTTGGTCAACTGTACAATCAGGTACTTGGTAAGCCAATCGCTTTTCCCGACGCCTCAAAAGCAGCCTCTACATTATTAGGCTATGGGCGCACGGCACAGCAGGTTATACCAGACATGGACACTCTGGGTAGGCTGTCTATCGTTTCTGGTGCAAATTTGCAGAATTTAGCACTGGTTTTTGGACAGGTTACGAGCCGTGGGGCGCTGTTTGGACAAGATGCTTTACAGCTGATCAACAATAATATCCCGTTGACTACCATCTTGGCCAAGAAGTTCGGTATTTCTATGGAAGAGGCTGCTGGAAGAATCAATGGTGGCAAAGTGAGTGCCGAGGAGTTTACTGCTGCCATGGCAGAATACGCACAGAGCCTAGACATCAGCAAATTCTCAAACACATTCCAAAACAGGATGATTAGTTTACAGGGCTCGATTCGGTCACTCGGTCTAGAGATTATTGGTGTACGGGTGGATTCTGAAAAGGGGCTGATAGTTGACCAAAATGGACTATTTGCCAGGTTTAGTGATGGCGTCACAAAACTCACTGCTTTTTTGAAAGAAAACAAGCAAACGATTGTCAGTTTTGCCAATTTCATCATAGATAATGCTGTACCAGCCATTGCAGCGCTAGGCTCGGCATTCGTAGCAATGAAAGTTGGGCAATTTGCGACAACGATGACAAAAAGTGCCATCGGTTTGCGAGGTTTCATCGGCGCCTTGAAGAATGGACAGTCGACCATGGCGGCGTTCAATGCGGTAGCGGGCATGAATCCATTTACAATCATAGCCGTAGCAATTGCTGCGGTCGTCGGTGCACTAGTGTTTCTACAGGTAAAATTCAATATCTTTGGCCAAGCATGGAACGCCATCACGGCAGTATGGGGCGCAGCGGCTGGCTGGTTCAGCGGCGTGTTCGAGGCTATCGGGCAGGTGATTAGCGGGTTTGTCAGCGGCGTTGTTGGATTTTTTGGCGGCATCTGGACCGGCATCACTACAGTATTTAATAATGTCGTCGCGTTTTTGCAGCAGTGGGGCTTGACGATATTGGCAGTGATATTCGCGCCAGTGGCGCTGATCATCGGGCTGTTCTTTACGTTTAAGGATCAAATATTTGCCGTGTTCCAAGCCGTCTGGGATTTCATCGTAGCGACGTTCACCCCAGTGGTGCAGTTCTTCGGCGGAATATTTACTGGTGCCTGGAATCTTATTGTGGGCGTATGGGGAGCGGCTGTCGGGTGGTTCGGCAGCATATGGGGTGGTATAGTCGGCGTGTTTAGCGTCGTCGCCGGTTGGTTTGGCGGCGTATTCAGAGGGGCATGGAATGCTATAGTTAGCGTATTTGGAGGATTAGCAGGTTGGTTTAGAGGTATCTGGAACGGTGTGGTTGGTATTTTTGGTAGCGTAGGTGTGTCTATAGGTAACGCTATTGGCGGAGCATTTAAGGGAGCTATCAATGGCGTATTACGCTTTGTTTCTGGCATGATAAACGGCTTCATCAATTCAATTAACTGGGCTATCGGTATTATCAATGCTATTCCAGGTGTGAATATTCCAAAGTTAGGCACTATCAATATTCCGCAACTTGCAGAGGGCGGCATCGCTACAAAAGCAACCCTAGCCATGATTGGTGAGGGTAGCGAACCAGAGGCCGTCGTTCCGCTGAGCAAGCTGAGCCAGTTCCTGAAGAACTCTATGGACGAGAGAGGTGCTGGCAAGCCAAGCGGCGACATGCCTCAAATCAACCAAACCGTCAATCTCACCAACGGCATTGACGTTGATCAGTATAACCGCAGCTTGGTTCAGCAGATGAGGAGGGGATAGATATGAGAACGTATGACGTGCAAATCACCAACATGCGCACCAACGAGAGTGTGTTTCTGGCAGGCAGCAAACAAGGACTATCCCACCTAACGCCGCCACTGAAAGGCTTTGGCGATCCTGACGTACGCAACAGCCAGTATGTGTTCTCTGGTGCTGACGGCGGCAGCGTTGATGAGCAGTTCTATGGTGTGCGGCAAATACCGCTGAGTTTTTTCGTGTTGGTGGAGCATGACGGAAAATTGGCCGAAATGCATGCTGAGATGGCAAAAATTGCCAGAACTATCAAGATTCGCGACAAGTTGCGAGTGCAGCTGTTCACACCAACTGGACGCGTCTATCAGACTATTACCAAACTGACGCAGCCTCTTGATCCAAAAATTGAGTGGCCGCTCATTGCCGACTACGACATCGAGCTGGTCGCTGGCGACCCGCGAATGTACGACTATACTGACGGTGCCGCACAGCGAATCACGCTAGAGCGTCCACGTGACGGTGGTTTATTGTGGAGCCCGACAGGTTTACTTTGGGAGCGTGACGGCTTGCACTGGGTAGCTGGCGGGGGACTGAATCACGCCACAAATGATGGCAACACGTATGTTTGGCCGACAATCACAATTACTGGCAAAGTCACCAACCCGACGGTATCCAACCAGACAACTGGTGAAATATTGGCACTGAATATCAGCACAACAGACAGCGACACAATCGTATTTGACACATACAACCGAGAGGTGACGCTAAATGGGGTAGGCATCGATAATAACCTCACCAGCAGCCAATACTGGCGTTTGGTGCCAGGGCTGAACGAACTGATCTTCAACACATCAAACAGCACTGATACTGGCACAGCTATCGTTGAGTGGTACAACGGCTATACAGGAGTGGCGTAATGGACGAGTACGTACCACCGCGCTACACTATCGAGCTGTGGCATCGCGGCAAAACAAAGGTAGCCGACATCACCAGACTTTGCCAAGACCTCGACTGGAGCATGACTCGCAACGGCGTTGAGTCGCTAGATTTTAATATGTCGATGCCAGACTGGGAAGAGAAGTGTCGACGGATCGGCGAGAACCCAAACACTATCTTGAAGCCATGGGTGAGCGACATCAGAGTCAAGCGTAACGGCGAGTATTTGTTCGGCGCAGTAGTGGTGGAGGCTAACCGCAACCTGAATACCGACAATGCACGAGTGTTGGTGCAGTGCGACGGCTACTTGAATCTGATTGACGCGCGATACTTGAACGGCCGCTGGAAAGGTATTGAAACGACGGACATTGCCTGGGGTGTCATTCAGGAGGCGCAGAATCGCCCGAACGGCGACGTCGGCATCACTAGAGGTAGTAAGCAGTACCGCACTGGCATACGACGCGACAGAATGGATGACTGGGAGGATATCAATGCCAAAGATGCGTTGGTGTCGCTAACGAATTTGCAGGACGGTAAGTTCGATTTTCGATTTACCTACGACCGCAAGTTTGAGACGTTTCAGACACTAGGCAACGAACGGCCAGATGTAGTGGTACATTATCCTGATGACGGCTTGGGCATTGGCGCAATTCGCATGGAGCTGCCGCAATCTGGGGCAAACTTGTACAACAACATCATAGGCAAAGCCTCTGGCATGGGCGAGGAGACAATCCGCTACAGTGCTGAGGACGTGCTGAGCCAGCAGGAGTTTATCTTGCGTGAAAAAGTACAGCTGTACAACAGTATTAAGAACCTGTCGACGCTGGCAGGGCACTGCGAGGCTGATGTGGCGGTGATGAGTCGGCTGGTCGACCTGCCGCACGTCACAGTGCGTGGTACACAATTTGATCTGAATAATATCGGAGTAGGCGATCGTATCGTAGTTGAGCAAAATAAGTATTCATCTTGCCCACTGAGCGGCTATTACCGAATCGAGCAGTTGTCGGTGAAAGTCGATGAAAATATGAGTGAAGAGATAACCTTAACGCTGGATAATTATGACCTATGAGTGAGCGTTTGAACCTAGTGGAGGAGCGGCGAGCCATCGGTAAGTTGCGGGCACTGCTGCGTGCCACCGAGCAGATGAAAGCGGCGCAGAGAACCAGTAATAAGTCTGGCATTATTTACTATGAAACGAAAAGCGCTCAAGAATATGACGCGATGATACCTATCACATACGACCCGACTTTTCTCGGCGGCAGAATAATCAAAATTGAAACGATTTTCACCGCACGTAAACAGCAGTGGCCGTATGTGTTGTTCTTGCCGCAGTTTTACGTCAGCGATAACCCCGACACACTTGCTGGTGCACAGCCGATCACCGGCAGTATTATCGATCAGAGTGCGCCAGATATTAACAAACTAGAGATACCAAACCAGTTGGCGTTTAGCGCTAGCGCCACTATCGACAATCCGCCGCAGGGGCAGACAAAATATGTATACGCTAAGTGCGTTTTTCTGGGGACCGACAAGGGATCATTCAGTATGAAAGCGAGCCTGTTATGAATCGGCTGAGTATGTTGCCTGAAAACCAGCTGGCAGACATTCTAGTGTCACTTGATCGCAATATCCGCGACCTCAAGACCGGCCAAGTGATGGCATCAAGTGGGTTGGTGTTTTACGAGAGTTTCAGTAGCGACGAATGGGATTTTAATCAGGTGGCTAACGTGGTTGGCGGGCAACAGCAAGCTTCTGGCGTGCCATTTATCATCACGGCGGCCGCAAAAAAGGATAAGACGTTCTTGTTGGCTGATTTGATTATTGACAAGATGTTGATAAACAGTGCAGCACCGACGCGTATTGACATAATACCGATATCAAGCGACGCGCGGCATATTCGCAGATGGTTTGCATACGCGTACGTGCGAAAGGGACTGAGCAGTGTGCTGACGCAAATGAAGTGTGCCGTGGTGGCAAATACTAGTGTCGATTTGACAATCGAAAGTAGGATGTTATGAGGATTCAAGAGATAGACGGCGAGACGATGGCGCGAATCATTACGCGGTGCGAGCGTGAAATTACCGAGATGAAAGCAGCACAGCGTGTTGGTGCTGACGGCGTGCAGGTATTTCGTATCAAGTTAGAAGCGGCGATCGACAAGCGTGATGCAACGTTTCTGAGGCGGTTCAAAATCGTATTTACGCCGAAAGCCAGCACGTATCAGTCGGGCATGGTTTTTAAGCTGATGGTCGGCAGGCGCAACAGTCATGGGTCGGGACTAGAGGATGTTACTCGCTATTTCCAGCGCCGGCGAAGTAGTGGCGGTGTACAGACGTGGCTAAATATATCAGATTTTTTGGTCGACCTCGGCAGCAACACGTTCAAAATCTACGCGTTCGCTACGTCTGACGGTGAGCTGAGGGTTGAATATGTCTAATCTGTAATGTGGTAAGTGAGAATGAACGATAAACGAGACAAGGAATCGATGAATCAAACACCCAAAACGGTGCGGGAATTGGGCATCATGATGACTGCACGCGACGACGTGCTGAATGAAAGGCTGAGTTCAATAAACGATAATGTGTCGCGGCTGGCGGAGTCGGTCAAACAGCTGGCTGAATCGAAAGCCGATGCCGAGGAGCTGAAAGCCCTGATAGCCCGCGTGGAACTGATGCAGGGCAGTTATTTGTCCAAGAGTGAAGCTAAGATTGGTGCTGGCGTAATGACAGCAGTAATTACCGTGATTGGCTTTATGGTCGATTTAATTGTGAGAGTCGTGAATAAACCGTAATGATTAATTTAATAGGAGGTCAAAACCGATGAAAGGCATCGATATATCAAGCTGGCAGGCTGGCTTAGACGCCGGTAAAATCCCGGCAGATTTCGTAATAGTAAAGGCAACGGAGGGGACGAATTACGTCAACCCAAACTGCGACGAGCATTATCAGCAGGCGGCCGCAGCTGGCAAAAAGCTCGGCGTTTATCACTTTGCGAGAAACGGCAGCAATGACGCGATCGCTGAAGCTGACTTTTTCGTCGACAATATCCAAGGCTACATCAAGCACGCTATGCTCATTCTTGACTGGGAGGACGGCGGAAATGTTGGCGACGTAGCGTGGGCGCGCCGCTGGCTCGATCGAGTGCAAGAGCGAACCGGCGTAAAGCCACTCATCTATATGTCGGAGAGCGTGGTAAACAGTCACGATTGGAGCAGCGTCGCTGGCGCTGACTATGGCCTCTGGGTGGCGAAGTACCGTGATATGGCCGTCGACTTCAACTACGACATGAGCCAAGCCGGCACGCCGCCAAGCGTTAAATACTGGGGTGGCTATGCAATGTGGCAGTGGACATCGAGCGGCCGACTTGACGGCTGGGACGGAAACCTCGACTGTAACGAGTTTTATGGCGACGTTGAAGCGTGGGATAAGTACGCAGGCGGAGCGCCAGCACCAGCTGGACACAGCGGGCAAATTGCTAACCCACAGCCAGCACCAGAGCCACAGCCGACATACACAGTTCAGCCAAACGATACGCTGAGTGAAATCGCCGCGAAGTATGGCACTGACTATCACTACTTGGCAGCCATCAACGGCATTCAAAATCCAAACCTGATTTATGCAGGCCAAGTATTGCGAGTGCCAGGCGGAAGCGCGCCGGCCGAGCGAACCGTGACAGTTCAGTGGGGCGACAACCTCAGCACGATAGCGGCCGCTCACGGAACGGACTGGCAGACGCTGGCTCGAATCAACAACTTGCCGAACCCGGATCTGATCCACCCAGGCGACGTTTTGAGGTTACCATAATGGCGCCAGATTTATCAAAAATCACGATCACGAAGTCGAGCCTGTACTTCCGCGAGTGCAAGGCGTGCGGCTGCGTGACGCTGCACATCGGCAAGACCACGCCGCAGATGCCAGCAGGCTCGACATACAATGATTGCCTGCAGTGCCTAGTGGACGCACACAGCGTCCCAGGCTTGAGCAGGTGGCACGACCCAAAAACGGGCGAGCCGCTGAAAGATCCGCGAGGAGCTGTTATCCAGCGAACAGTGGACGCTAAAATTCAAAACACCGAAAGATGTCTAATTGGAAGCAGTTTCGCTTGACATCTGTCGGAGAGATGTAAACTAAAAAGCGTTTTACTTGACATCTGCAAACAACATGTAAAGTAAATGTAAACTTCAAGGAGAACTATAGCATGAAATCACTAGAAGCACTAAAAAACATCAACTACAAAGACGTAATCGTTCGTGCATTGTGGACATTTGTACAGACGTTTATCGCAACATTCTTGCTGGCAGGCGTAAACCTAGTAAATTTGTTGTTTGCGGCAAGTTGGCGTGAGTTGTGGGCGCTAGCGCTAGCGACGACGCTGTCTGCGATTGCCGCTGGACTGTCGGCAGCCAAGACGATAATTGTTGAGTTAGTGCGTCAGATGCAGCAAGCTGTTGAGTAATTCGGAATTACCGAACAACTGAAAACCGCCTCGAAAGCTCGGAGGCGGTTTTTGAACTGGAAAGAAATCGTTTATAGTTAGGCCGCACCAATTGCGATCCAGCTAAAGTAATATGAACCTCTCAACATAGCACCATCAAAGCGGCGACATCTCGCCGCAAACGATGAGTTTGTGATACTAACCGCCCCAATCGTCGCACCAGCCCAAGATGGATTTGGCGTGTCCGTCCACGGATCGTTGGCGTTACCGTAGCCGTTGTATGTACAAATAACAGTCGGCACCGTTCCGCTCTTAAATATCTTCGGAAATGCAACGGTTGTCGTAGTCTCTATTGTGTCGGTTGGGGCTACTACTCTTGCCCGACCGTACTGAAAAATGACAGACTCAACTGGTTGGTTAGTGCTATCTCGCTTTGCCTGAATGAAATCTGACCATTTTAAGTGTCGTGGTAGGACTATACTATAATATAAATATGCTCTTGACGCTAAAACGAATCATTATTCGACTCTATAAAGAATATCGCTATATTTTCTACGGCAAATAACGTCAATATCTCCTAATCTGTACATTTATAATCAGGAGGATTCATATGGAAAACACTGAAAAAGTACAGAATTATAAGGGCGGCGAGATTCGCCGAACAGTTGACGGCTATTATATTTTCGTCAAAGGCGATGCACACAGCGGGCCGTACGTGAGTATTTCGGCAGCTAAAGGCACGGTCGATACCACCGAGGCTGAGGCTGAAAGCGAACCAACAGAGCCAGAGACACCAGCAGTAGAGTCTGCTGACGAGACTGTCGAGCCGGAAGTTGAAAATACCAATGATGATGCTGAGGCTGAGACGGTCGATACCACCGAGGCTGAGGCTGAAAGCACTGACGAAAAATAACTATGGCACTAGGTTTTCCTAATAGCAACGGTGGCCGCACCACTGATAGCGCACTATTCCACGCACTCGGCAATGCTTTTGTCGGCTCGTGGATTAGCGGTTTTAGAGTGCGTCAAGCCAGCCCTGTCGGCATGAATGTGCTGATTGGCGGGGAGAATGGTGTACCTGACGATCTACTGGTGCGTGACGCTATGTCGGCAACGTTTCCAGTGAGCAACTTGAGTACGCAGCCAGTTCAAGCGAGTGTTACCACGGCAAATAGCGCCAATCCGCGAATTGACGCGGTGGTGATCTACATCGACACAAACGTGGCCGCCTCACAGACTGTAGCCAACAACGAGAACCGTACGAAAGCGATAGTTGTGCCCGGTACACCAGCGACTAACCCAAGCGCACCAACGCCATCGCAGATCAAGGCGAAAATTGGTGCGTCTAATCCATATGAAGTAATCGCCGAAATACGCGTAAACGCCGGCACGACAACAATTCTCGACTCTGTCATCACTGATAGGCGTAATCCAGCCACACTGGCTGACGGGCGGATTAACAGGGCTGAAATGTTCAAAAACGGTGTGATTGGCTCTGACGCGCTTGGCAATGATATAGTCCTACCACGACACCTCAACTCGCCATCTCTGTTAGCGTTCAGTGCCGACGGTGTCAGCCAGAGCATTTCGGGTAATATATTGGTTCAGTCTGGCTGGGTGCAATTCTGGGGAAATAACACGAAAAGACAACCGGTGCCTGTCGTATTTCCAAAACAATTTAAGCAGGTGTTTTCAATGACGCCAACTCTGATTGGTTACAAAATAGGTCAAAAAGCCACCAGCATTAGCGAATTTAATCAGGTGATCGGCAGTGGACTGAATATTGAGTCTGGCGTTGTTACAAACACTGGTACGACGCTCAATGCTTCAACAACTGGCATATTTGGTGGTGCTTGGCATGGGATTTCATGGGTGGCAATTGGAATTGTTTAGGCTTTTTTCACATATTGTATGGTGACAAATGAGGTCTTATATCCAGACTGATCAGCGTAGGTTTGAATGTTGACATTATTATTGTCGACATAAACTGTCACCGTGTAAGCTTGTTGATCAGCAGCGTGAGGTAAGTTGATAGTTGCGCCAATACTGTCTTCTTTCGCAATACCACGAATATTGATAACCATATCTAGTTTTTCAATGCCATGCGGTTTCGTTGTTTTACCAGCAACTTTTAAGCCGCCCATTGAAAACGTCTTCTGGTAAATAGTGCGCCCATCAATCCATCTCATACCGCTATCAACTTCTGAGGTACTGCGGTCACCACGAGCAGACGACGATAAGTGTCGTGGTAGGACTATACTGTGTAATATTGCGAGTTTTCCACAGGTTTAACGGGGGTGATGAAAAATGTCGAAAAATCTCTGACTTTTTTGGTAAAACGTGTTGACATACGGCAACACGTTTGCTATACTAAAGACATGGTTGAGGGGCAACCAAGCAACAATTAACAATTCGGCGGCAAGAAAGAGAGTAAAAATGTTCAAATCAACCTTTCAGTTTTTCAGAATTAAAATCACTGTAAAATTGGAGATTGTAAATAAACGAAAAATCAAAACTAGAAAATAAAACCTAGAAAAACACAAACACTAAAATAAAAACAGCTCCTCAACCATCGCCGCCAAGAAAGGATAATTAAAATGGCAACATTTACAGGATGGTATTACATCGGCGACCAACCAACACAAGAGTTCACCTTTGAGGCAGACAAGAGCTTGAAGGGCGATATAGAAGAACTTGAGACAGTTATGAGAAGAGAGATGCGTAAACGATTCAGCAGAAGTACAGCGGAGAACGCTACAATCGAGAATATCAGTATTGAATTAGATGAAGAAGCTATGCTAGAGAATATCATTGAGACGGTGAAGGCGTTAGACAGGTATGAGGACTATGAGGCGGTAGTAGATAACGGTACTATATTCTTTTACGATGACGATGACAAGCTGGTAGAGGTGTTTAACACTGGAGAGACACTCAGAGAGGCAGTAGAGCAGATTGAATCGAGCGGTAACGATGAAGCTGAAATTCGCTACGACGGCTTGAAATACTTTACCGTCAATGCTATTTATTAAAAATTAACAGCCCCGCCCGAGGCATCGTATCGGGTAGAAAGGTACAGTGTGAAAACTAAGCATATACACGTAAAAGTTTCAGAGAGCGATCACGAGATGATCGTCAAGCGTGCTGCCGAGTTGAATATGACAGTTAGCGAATATATACGACGACTGGTCGTTGCTGACGTTGCTGTTGCGGAATCTAATAAATAGTGATAAACTTCAAGCGCATGGTTTGAACATCCATGCTCTCTTTCCGCCCTCTGAAAATGGGGGGCGGGTTTCTGTTGACAAAACAAAATAGATTTGCTACAATCGACGGTGAACGTACAGGATTTTCAGCCCGCCCAGATGTAAATCAGGGTGGGCTGTCTGTATCTGGCCTCAAAAAATTGTTATCAATTTTAGAGGCTATTTTTGTTTGTCAAGAGCAAAATGGCATTTTGAGGGTAAAATGGGGAACATAACCATAGACGAGCGACGAGTTCAGAAAATGCAGCAGCGATTAGGCAAGGCGACAAAGCTAATCACCGATGATAATTACCTGCCGATGTTTAGAAATCGACAGATCAATTATGCGAGAGAGTTCGATTATTCGATTAAATTGGCGAAACGAAAACGCAACCCACGCAAGTACTTCGCGTTTATTTGGTCGAGTGCGAATCTGGCGAAAACGGTGGATTGGCTACGCAAACTGATCGCACAGGCGAAAGCCAAGGCAGCTGAGGAGCGCCACAAGCAGAAAATGCAAGAGCAGGCAGCATTGCCACTAAATATCGCTGGATTAGAGAAACTAGCGCAGATGAAGCACAGCTACAACTTGATAACGTAGCAATCACTGCTGACATTTTGACGTCGCTCGCGTAGCGGCTTGTTTGCGTTTGCCTGTATGCAAATATTATGCAATAATCCTAGATATATGCGAGTATTTGGGAGTTTTGCGTAATGAAAGCGGCCGTCTGGCCGTATTTTTTATTCAAATTAGCGCAAATCCGCCCGCCACCGCCCATTTTTGATAACAGAATTATCAGAAAATTAAATGTGAGGGTTCTATATACAATTGAGCTTTTAAGGTTCGTTATAAGCAATTCTATATAGAACTGGTTTTTTAAGTGGAGTTAAAAAACCATGACGAAAAATACAATTATGCCAATCGAGCGAGCTTTTGACGAATATCTGGAGTACTGCGAGTTTACGCGCCGAATGAGCCGCCAGACATTGAGTGCTAAACGCTGGGTGATGCGAGATTTCAGAGCCAGCGTGCCAGCCAGCAGCCTGAGCGAGATCACGACACAGCAGGTCAATGACTGGATCGCGGCGCAGGCAAGGCGTGGCTTGAACAGTCGCACTATCAATACGCGGATTTGCCATGTGGTGGCAATGTTTCGCTATTTTAGAGATATGGGCGTGGAGATGCCTGAGCTGAAAATCCGCCACATTGTCAAACAAAAGGAGACCGAGCCAATCCGCCGAGTTTTCTACACGAGGGAGCAAATCGAGCAGGTGTTGAGTTATTGCAATCAGATACAGTGGCTACTGATTAAACTATCGTTTGACTGCGGCTTGCGAATCACTGAGCTGCGGAACTTGAGACTAATGAATATCAGCGACAGGATGATTGTGTTTGTAGGCAAGGGCGGTAAGCGGCGTGAGGTACATATGAGCCGAGAAGCACGCGAACGACTAACACAGTGGATTGTTAGTCGACGTGTTGATGACTATTTGTGGCAGAAACCGAACGGAACATTGCTCAGCGTAGAGGAGTTGCGGCATTTAATGCGGCAGCCGTTTTATTTGGCGGGTTTTCGCAATTTTCACCCACACTCGCTCAGACATTCGTTCGCAACGGACATTCAGCGAAACGGAGCGACGCTAATGGAATCGCAGGAGATGCTCGGTCATTCAAATGCGGTGATTACGCAGCGATATTTACATGGGCTGGATGGCCAAATGGCAGCATGCTTTGAAAGATTGAAATTTAGCGCCACATCATAA